AACGCATGACGGTTGTTGACCCATCTTTAAATGAGAAAAAACCGCTAGCTGCTTCAAACCCAATATCGGAAGCTGAATTTAATATCATTTGTCCACTTCCGTTATCTATATTCGCATTCGTCTGGTCGTGATACATCTCTATATAATCATTAGCCTGTGTTGCATCAGCACTATATACTCTCAAATGTGGGTCTGTATCGGTAATTCCATGAACTCTATCATCATCCTCTTGTAATATCAAATGTCCGTTTATGTTTCCTTCACCAAAAGTCCCTGTGCCTGTTGTGATTAAGGATTCAGACATTACAGTTCCAGTAGCATTAATATCACCAATAACATCTATTTCATATTGCGGATCATCATTTCCTACGCCAAGCAAAGTTCTATTCGTTCCACCTTCTCGCTCTATTCTTAATAATTCTGTAATTGAAATTCCATCTGTAGTAAAAGAATTTTCTTGTCCAAAAGATATTGCATCATTATCATCAACTAATATTTTGGATACATCATCACCTGAGTTTCCTATTTTAATAAATCTATTATCATTTCCAAGCCTTACTCCCATATATCCACCAGTATCTACATCGCCTGTGTCTACTACAAGAATTTGGCTAGGTTCTGAGGATGTTCCAACATTAACTTTTCCAAAAGTTCCTGTGTTAGTTACATCAATAGTTCCTGCTGTAATAGTATGAGATGTTTCTATATCTTTTATTGAACCAGTATAAGGAACATACCCATCTACGATCTCTGCTTCTGTAAAGTATCTTGAGTCAAGTTCACCTGTGTCTGCAGTAATAACAGTTTTCCCCCCTGCATCAGTTGCATCAACACCCCAGGTAAAGTTAATGATTGGTCTTGGTCGTAGCCTGACACCATCTTCTTCTATTAAGTGAGGACTTGCAGTATCTCCTGATAAAGTGTCCTCAGAGTCCGCCCAGGCGTTTCCACACACCAATAAAAGCATCATAACCCAAACTATCTTATTTCTTTTCAAGTTCGTTTAACTCCTGTTCAACATCTTTCTCTTTAATTAACTTCTGAAGTTTTAATTCTCTTACTTTTAAAACCTTTTCAGCCTTTTCAAGCGATTCTATCTGTAAATCAAGACTTCTTTCTTTCTTATCAATATCTGATTCTTTCTTTGCAATAGCAAGTTTCCTTGTTTCTAACTTAGCAACCTCTTTGGTTATTTCTTCAACACTAAGATTCTTGGCTCTTGTTTCTGATCTAAGAGACTCTTGGGCCACTCTAAGTCTATATTCGCCCTTTTCTAAGACATCTTCCCTTACCAAAACCCTTTCCTTAACTCCAAGTGTCCTTAATTGAACCTTAGACATTTGTTTCTTTAACTCATTTGCTGCTTTTACTGTCTTATCTGCCTGTATTTCTCTACTTCTTACATCTATTTCTCTTTTTTCAATCTCTTTTTCTAAATCATTTATCTCTGATTGCCTATCATTAAGCATCTGTTTATCTTTTTTTATTGCTTGAGCGATAGCATTATGGGCTTTTACTTGAGAATTATGCTCTGTTTTTGCAGATTCTAGGTCATTTTCTATCTCTTCCATCCTTTTTTCGCTTATTCCCTTTGATTGATCCGCTAAATCTCTCTCTTGTTTTGCAATATCTGCTTTCTTAGTAAAATCTGCCACAAGGTTCTGCTTAACTGTTACCTGTTTAGATAATGATGTTAATTGGTTCTCTGTATCTGCCAATTTCTGTTCTTTTTGGGCTAGAACACTCTTAATATCCTTACTTTTTTTGACTAAATCATTATATCCTGTGCTTGCTGACAGAATTTGCACCGACATCTTCTCAAATTCGTTAATAACATCAGATGCAATTTTCCTGAACTCTGGCTTTTCTGCTAACTTTTCAGCCTGTTTAATTCCTTTTTTTAACTGTTCAATTAAATACATGTTAAACTCCTTATCTTAATTCGCTTGTTTTTACCTTACCAGTTACTACTCCTACTCCATTTGCATCTGTAATTTCTACCTTTACCTGACATCCTGCGTGATAATTGGTTTCTCCTTGAGGTCTAAATGTATAAGAACTCTCACCTGGCAAATCAACATTACGCACTAAATGGTCATAACTCGTACCATCAGCATCAATTATTGTGATACTTATGGTCTCAACTATCGTGACAGTTGCCTTAAAATAAACCTGTTCCAACTTAAATGGCTTATTTGGTAGTGATGTAGTGAAAGAAAGTGCCGCTACGGACAAATCCTGACTAAATGTTTCATCTTTTTTAAGAAATTTCATATTTTCTAACTCCCAATCACAAATGCCCAAAAAGGCACAAACATTGTTAATACTTGGCAAATAATATATTGCTCTAAAGGTGCGTTTTTAAAAGGATTCCAAACACCTAACACAACCGATACTGAAGCCACCACAAAAGCTATTCCAAACACTATCCAGGCCGCTAAAACCCATCCACAATACCAAACACCTACCATACACGCAGAAAGGCAGCCAAGAGCAAATATGGCTCGTTTAAGCACCTTTGTACTTGTCTTATCCCCACCATACCCTAAACTCATGCCACCTATCAAACATGGGTACATAAGTAATAACTTCCAACTCCATTCCCCTATCATAAAAGCAACGATATTTGCACCTAGAGCCAGTATAAACGAGCCTAAATACCGCCTAATCCACTTCTTTCCACCAAAAGACATCTCTGTTCCGCCTATTGCATACAAAACTGATGCAACAAAACTACAAAATCCGCCTATTGCAACCACCCATATATTTTCAGGACCCATAATCTACTCTCCATTTACATATTGTTTAAGATGAGTGAAGTAATAATAAATCCAAGAATGTCTGTCTTTAGACCCATCACTTCCCTGAAACAATCTTGCTAAAGTTCCTGTGAGTAAACACAGAAATATTCCTGGTATAATTCTAAGTGCTTTCATAATCACCTCTCTATGCAAATATATTTATCCGAATCTACGATTAACCAATCGTAGGATTGATACACTACATCTGGTCTCTCTCCGCCTTTACCCCAACCCATGTGAGCAGGACTATCCGTTTTTGTTTTTTTGCTTAATAACCCGCAACTTGTTAGCGATAGACTCAAGGCGCTTAACATTAGCAGGAGTGCTAGGTTTTTTAAGTAATTCATTATATTCTCTCTCCAATTTATCTTCTTTATTCCGCCTGTTTTCTTTCCTACCAGGCATCCAATCGCCTATTTTACCAAAAAATGTTCCCCTTCCACCCATTAGTCGTCTCCTGCAGGATAACCAGTAAAATACGAGCAAACTGCAACAACTGCTGTATTTATAGAAGCTAACATCATAGCCATATCTGGTTTAACACTTGATAAAAAACTTAAACCCCATACTGTTGCACCACTTAAACAAACAACTAAAATCTTAATCCATAGTTTCATTTCACCACTTCCTTTGTTTTTTGTCCGTAATAAAAGCCGAACAATGTTGAAACCATTGAGTTTAATATCTGAGGTACTTCTAACCCCATAAGAATTAAATATAAAAATGTCACATAAAACATTGCTGCAAAAACTGTTCTAGGCTTTGTCCATGATTTCATTTATTCTTTCTCCCTTCCTTCTCTCTGGTTTTTCCATTGGCTCTAAGTTATCCATAACATGATGTTCTATTATAAATTGAAGATCGCTAATACCTTTCTTCAATGAATTTATCTTTTCATTTACTAAATGAATAAACTTGTGTTGCTCTACACCCTTGTAAGGTTTATATTCATTAACCATGATGTTATTTTAATCCAAGTTTAAGAGCTATAAAAGCTATAAATATACCTAGAACTGTTCTATACACTAACATCCCTATATCGTGCTTATCTTTCTTCTTTTCCATCATCCACTCGTAAACTAACCTAGTCATTTCAAAATAACCTCTCTTGCCATTACCATTAATTGATAATGATAGTCTCTCCATTGACTTTAATAGCGGTAGAAGAAGCTTTATGTCCGACTTCATTTCGTTGATGTCATCTTCTTTGTTGCATATAACATGGTCAGACATTGTTGTTCTCCTTTGTTGTTAAACCATTGTTTAAGTGCTTTATGGGCTTTTATACTATAATTTAAATCTTTTTCATTTTCGAAATGTGTATGTACTGTTTTATGCTTATACCCTACCATAAGTATGTATGGTGGATAATCTGCATCTAAATATATCCCATGACCTAGTTCTATTAAGTCTTTTGGTTTCATTAGTTTATTGTTACTCCATTTAAGGTTACTCCGTTAAATGTTGTTCCTGTTGATGTTCCTGCTAATCCGTTATTCATAATATCGTTAATTTCTATAGGTGTTAATACCCTACTAAATAAAGCTGCTTCGGAAACATCCCCATCCCAAAACCTAGTTATATCTCCATTAGCACTACATATTCTTAGGTCTGTAGCATCATTAAAATCTGAAGTAAATGATGTGGTAGGAGTACCTGCAACTCCATCAATATATATAGTAGCTGTTGTTGTGGCTTGATTCACAGTAACCGCCCAATGATGCCATTCATTATCTATAGCAGAAGAATTTTTTATAATACTAATATTCCCTGCATCTGCATAAAAATTAGATTTTATACCCCATTGCCTAACCATCCATTCACCTTCACTAATGTCTCCTTTTCCAATAATAGATGGATAAGAGTCTCCAGGAGAAGATACCAATCTACCCCAACCAACATAAGACCAATCACCTGTTCCAAAAGTAATACTTGCATCATTAGCTATGTTGATGTAATCATTTACACCATCACAATTAACCATGTAACTAGCATAGCTCGGTGCGTTAGTGCCTGTTATAGCTGCCCAAGAAGCACCGTCTGTTAATGTTCCGTCATTACTATTAGAGGAAGTGTCTAAGATGTTACCAGAGCCTTCATCAAACATCCAACAAGCTACTGCATTATCATCATCACACCCAACTGCAAACGCACTACTAGCCATCAAACAAAACAAAACTGTAAGCACAGTATTCCTCAAATAACTCTTATCTTTAAGGTCAAACATTCTCCCATCAAACTTACTTCTCCAAGTGAAGAACTTATTACATAGTTTATTTATCATGTCTCTCCCTAATTAATCATTATTACTTTTTTACCTGAGCTATAAGTTACTCTTATTTCTCCTATGTAAAAATATAAATCAACTGCATCAGTAAAACCAGCATCTATAAAAAGATTCATATCAACAACTTCTTGCCAAGTATCTACCCCAGTAGCTTCAAAATAACCAAGCCATTGAGGACTGCCTAATACTGGAACATTCACTACAGATTCATATCCTGTTGTACTTACTGCATCTAAATCTTGGTCAGAACCATCACTAATTTCTACATAAACTCTGATTTCAGTTTTTGAAATAGTACCTAAGTCTGTTCCAGGGCAAGTATTTCCAAGAAGTTCAAGCACGGAATTTTGAGTACCAGACCCATAAGTACCAGTGCTACCATCTTCAGTATTTTCTGGATTAGTCCAAGTACCATCATAAGTTGAATTTCTAGCATTAAAATAATAAGTAACAGTTCTAGCATGAACCGAAGGAACTATTAAAATAAAAAATAATAAAGTTAATAATATCTTCTTCATTAATAATCCTTTGTATAAGTTATAGACGTGAAAGTTACATCACCTGTAATTGATACTGTATCAAATAATAAGTTTTCTCCCACTATGAAAGAAGCATTAGCTATTGCACCATCATCACTAGCACCATCAGCGTCACATGGTATTATATCTGTATAATTAGTTCCATCTGAGAATCTTATATTAGCTGTAGGTGTATCACTTCCTTCAACCCAACAATCTATATGCGAAATAGTAAAAGCATCCCTTATATTATATTGCATTGTATAATCATCTGATATAGTTGTATCATTTATAATAAATGATTTATCTAACTCAAACCCTTTATAAGTAACACCTGCACTATCTATTGTTAAATCTCCACTCATAACAACAGAATCAAAACTTGTACCATCTGCTACTAGTAAAGATCCTACTGTGTTATCATCACCCATTGTAACTGTATAATCTGTGCCACCAACTTGTAGAGTTCCAGCTATTATTGTTAAATCTGTACTTGTTATATCTAAAGCAGTATCTAAATTAATATAATCTGTATTAGTACAAACTACATTATAATCAGTACCATCATGTGTTTGAACACAATAATCAGTACCACCTGCATCATTAATCTGTATTCCATCTCCATCATCATTAGGTTCAAGATTTGGAGTTAAGTCAGTCCATAGACCACCTGCTGCACTAGCTTGGAATGTTGGAGCTGCACCTACACCATTAGAAGTAAGTACCTGAGTAGCCGTTCCTATAGCTATCTCACCCATTGCAGTCGTGCTTGAAGCAACAGGTATTAAATATTGTGTTCTTGTATAAGTATTCTGTACATCAGGAACTAATCCTGTAATAGTTGTTACTGTAGCAGCATTACCAGTTGTACTTCCAGAAGTTCCAGAAGTGTTTCCTGTGACGTTACCTGTCATATTACCAATAAGACTACCACCTAAATACAAATTTTTAAACCTTGTTCCAGTTAGTCCAATATCTCTTGTTCCGTTTCCATCAGGTGTCATAATGGCATCAACTGGATCACTCCATAAATCTCCACACTCTGCACCTGCACTTACTAAGTCTCCATCAGCGTTCCATTTAGCACAATCATCTGTGCTTCCTTTTGTGCCTGTTACTACATTTGTATCTGCACCTGTTGGAAAAGCTATCATAGACGTATCTACTGCTCCTGATTGTATCGTTCCTGTGCCTGTTACGTTCCCTGTGCCATCAAAAGAACCTGAAGTGTACGCAACATCTCCTGTCATAGATATTGTTCTTCCTGTAGCTAAACCAGTAGCGTCTGTTGCTAGATCAATCGTTATATTGTTAGCCACTTCGTCATCAGCCCAAGGGTTTGCTGTATTAACAAGGTTTTCGGCTATTGTGCCGTCTGCTATGTCCGCAAGTGTCGCTTCTATAGTAAAGGTCATATCAAAAGGGTCTGCATCTGATCCAGGAGTTGTATCTGTCAAATTAATATCAAGACCTGTGCTTTCTATGAACTTAACCTCTAATCCGTCAGTAACATTTACCTCAGTTCCATCTCCATCTTCAAGAACAAAACTTGTCATTCCCCCACCTGCTCCTGCATCAGTTCCACAACTAAATGCGTGAGTTGCTGTATCATAATTCAAAGTTTCATCTGCTTCATTACAATCAGGAATAGGAGTATAAACAACTGTATCTTCTAAAGTTCCAAGAGGAACTTCATCTGCTTCTATATCTGTGATGGTCGTTTCAAGGTTATTTACTTCAACTCCTGAACCACCACCTGATACATCTCCAAACGGCCCTGTTCCGTACTGAGCATAAGAAACCCTAGCAACAAACAACAGGAAGAATAATATTATAAGTTTTTTCATTGATCTCCCCTTTTTAATTGTCCTCTAAGTGCATGAAATAAACGCTATCCGTTGTGCAAGTCTTGTCTGGATCAAACACGAATCGTGTATATTTAGACAATCTTGATGTAAGAATTATCCAAGCATCTGCTTCAACTTGCGTAGCAACTGCTCCAACTTCGGTCAAGGATGTTCCATCTGTTGTTTTTGGTGTGAACCAGTTAACTTTATCAGGCGAAACTTCCATTGATATGTCAACATCAAATCCTGAAGGGTTAAGTGTATCATGAGTAGCAATAACAAGATTAGCAAATCCTGTGTTACCTGGCATATAAACTGAGTCTGTTGTTACAACAGTTCCGCTTACAAACTTATAATTGTCCATCATTGTTCGGTCTACTCTTAACTTCATAATGCTTACTTTTTCTGCACACGCAACAGAAGCTACCATCATCACAACTAAAAACACTACTAATGCTCTTTTTCTCATACTATCCCCCTTTGAATACTCTTGTTTAACATAATTCCTATGATTATTACTGTATAAATCCTATAAACACCTAATTGCCAGATGAAAGTTCCACCTGCACATAGGCAAATACAAGCAAAACTTGATATTAAAGCCACCATCAAAGACATTCTTTTGTCTGCATATCTACGATAAACCTTATAAGCCCTTGAAAATATATTAAAAAGAACCGCCATAAACAATGACAGCCCAATGATTCCACAACTATAAAGCAATTCTATATACTCATTATGAGCCTGATAGAAAACAGTTTTGTTTGTAGCATGAAAAAGGTACTGGAAAGAGCCTATTCCTGCCCCTGTAATCGCTATCTTAGCCCCCTCAAACGGAGTTCCTGACCAATCCAGTATAATCTGTGACCAAGTGCCAAAACGACCACTATCGCCAATATAAGATGGATTTAGGCATAAGAATAAGGCAGCACCAGATAACATTATCGCTATAACTATCCAAGATTGAGGTTTTTTTAGGTAACAATAAACGCATAAAGATAAAATACAAGCCGCTGATGCTACCTGACTATCTATCAAAAATAAGACAAATATACAGAAAATTGCCCAAATATTCCATTTTTTATACAATAAAAAAGGTAAACAGAGGGCAATAAATGGTGCAACTATCGTTGGTTGTCCTAAAGTTCCTGCCATGTGAGGATTATGAACAGGATTCTGTGGATTTAAGGCAAATGGTTGTGTCGCAAAGAACTGATCTATTCCAAAAGCCTGTAAACATACATAAACTGCCATAACAATACCTGAAATCGCTATCGTTTTAACAATGCTATTGATTTGTTTTTCCGAAAAATCTGTATTTATGATTGTGAGGTATGCCAAGAAGTAAACAATGCTATGAAACATGGGTTTCCATAGCCAAAAAGAATTTGATTGAACACCATTAATGGCAAACAGCATCCCTCTTCCGAACTGAAAATTCAATATAAACATGAATCCAAGGAAAATAAGAAGCCATTTGTCATTAATAGCTTTGATATTACCAGTGTAGAGTCCTCTTATCGCTATAAATAAGGCTATCCATAAACTGATTATCTCTCTTTGCGGTCTTGTACCGCTTAAATAAATATCTAAATACGGCATTGCCCTAAAAATTATATCGTAAAAGGGAACTAATATGATGCCAACCTTTATTAAAAGGGTAGTCATCTTTAATTTCCATCCTGCCAAGTACCAACCATTGAGGACACAATCCAACTTGTCACACCATCAGCAGTTATTGTGACCGAATCGCCACTTGCTTGTGAAGATGGGTTTTTAAGCGAATCTCCTGCCGCCATAGTGGTAAGATACATAAAAGAATCAGTTGAAACTGAATCAATCGTTACAACCTGGTCTAATTGTGCTTGGGTTGATGCTCCACTCGTAAAAGTATATTCAATACCTGCATTCGAAGCCGCAGGAAGTGTAAGCATAGTATTTACTGTGCCCCTGAGAATAAACAACTTTCCAGACTCAGCAACAGTAAGAGTATCAGATGTCGAAACTATCTCAATATCTCTTCTGAAATTAATCTGACCAGTTCCATCTACATTAAAACCTGTTAATGTCAATTGCTCTCCTGCAAAGGCAGGCAATGTAAACACTAACAAGGCAATAAGAACTAAATATAAATATCTTCTCATTTCTTTCTCCTGTTTAGACTAGAGGGATTGCTCCCTCTAGCCAGTATTTACATTAATTTATAACCCAGTTGACGCAAAAGCACCTCTCCAATTGTCGTTTCCTACTGAATAACGCATACGACCTTTGAAGTTATACACATCTGTATTCTCATTAATCCAAGATACGAAATGTGGTCTTTGTCTCCAAATCAACTTAAAATAACCTAACCATGGGAAAATCAAGTACCAAGCGGTATCTGATCCACCAAGACCTGCTGACAAATAAATCCATTCTTGAGTTTCGTATGTGTAAGTAGTACCTGCTCCAACGAACCTGTTGATGTCTCTATTTGCTGTTGTTGGTCTATCTGACGCTCTTTCATTCAAGACCCTAGCAACCGCACCTCTTAAAGCAGGTGGATGAGCAAGAATAACTTTTCCTGTAATAGGAATAGGGATTCCTGCCATTGTGAACATATTGTTCGTGATTTGAGTTTCTGCCAATTCCAAATTATCATGCGAAAAAGCACCTGAAAGCAAATTGTCATAAGTAATACCTGACTCTTCGCTATTCTTAGGATGATCTGTATCAAAAATATACTGACCATCTGGCCCTGCTGTTGTAAAACCTGAAGCATAAATCTGAGCAGAATCATACTCTACTCTGTCTCTTGAACCAACACCCATTTCTTTTGATTGACCTGTTTTCTTCAACAAAGCATATTCGTCATCATCAACAGACTCAAATGATGCTTGGAATGTCTTTGTGAATTTGCCATGCGTGTAAGTCTTAGCATAGCCCAATACAGGGTCTTCAGTTTCCCCTGCTTCAGCTTCAGCAGTTGAATCCCAACGACCTAACCCACTAAGGTCATCAACCTTGTAGTCAGCCGTCTTATCTTCTAACACTTTAAATACTTTCTCGCACACCAACGGATATTCTGCAAATGTACCTAACAGAAAAGAATCGTATATTGGCGTGTATAACGCTGCGTGCATTGCTCTAATATTCATGGTTATTCCCCCTAATTAAATAATTAATCTAATTTTTGCCTAGTTTATGACCAAATTATGTCTGGTCTCCCTCTTTAACGAATCTTCCAATAGCATATCCACCTGCGGCTGCTGCTAAAGCTGCGGTTGATATATCTATTTCGTCAATCATAAATCCCCAATCTTTGATAGTAGTATCAGTAACATCAATAGAACCTGCTGCTTCAAGGTCTACTGTATCGCTACGATCAGTTGCCGCAATTACTGTTACTGAACCATTAGGAACTATGAATTTATAACTAGGTCTTGGCGGAATAACTGGAACATCAACATCCCCTGCATCACCACCTGAATTGTCTATAGCTGCGCCTGCAACACCATAGAACAGGTTGCTAAAAGCAGTTACTGCGTTTGTTGCGAATCCTGAACCATCATCAAAAAGTGCCTGACCTTTCAAGATAGCAACTGCGGCTGCTTTCTTCCACATTAAACCATCTTGCTCTAAGCAATTGATTAACCTAAATCCTGTCGTATATTTCATTTTGCTTCCCCCTTGTTAATATTTAGATAAGTCTAGTTTAAACTCGGCAGGTACATCATATTTTTTGACCTCTAAATGTTCCCAACCACACTCAGGGCAAACCTTTGGCGGTTCATCTTTTGCTAGGTATGGAATCGCAAATGTGCATTGTCCACAGATGTATTCTGCTTGTATATCTTCTGAGGTTCTACTGCTCATTTGCTCTCCTTAGAGTTTAACGGAGTTTATCCAAATCTTCTTGGTCCATTTCTTTTGAATTATGGATATTATTACCATAGTTCAATGTCTTAATATAATCGTTCCTGTCTTTCTCACCCCTATGGGCTTTAATAAAGAGGGCTAATCCTTTCTCAGAATAGCCTTGAGGTGTATCACTACCACCTGCTCCACCGCTTCCACCTGATTTGCCTGAATCTCCAAAACTACTGTCAACCCCTGCTAATCGGTCTCTTTCCATCTTTGCGGTCTCCTTTTTTATTTCTTCAACCTCTTCGGCTGTATATGATTGTTTGGTGTCCTTACTTAGTCTTTTGTCCATCTCCTGCATGACCAATTCAGGCCCATTAGCAACCTCTGCGTACTTCTTTGGGTCTGATTGGACTATTTCCATCATAAGATCAAAGGTTTTATTCTCTTTTCTTAGGATAGCAGTTACTTCATCATTAGTCTTACCAGACTTCTTTAACTCTGTTCCTCGTTCCCTAACATCCGTCTTAGGGTACTTAGTAGTCAACTTTGCTCTTGATTCTACATGAACTTTGTCTAAATCATCAGTTGCTTTATCTTTTTCAACTGGTTTAGCTGTTGACTCTTTCTCTCTTCGAATGTCGCGCTTGATAATCCATTGAGTAGCCTTTGAATAATCACTCAATAACCACTCTTCAAGAGCATCTTCGGACATTTCCCTGCGTTCTGCTTCTGGTTTCTCAGCATCTTCAGTTATTGCCTTATTGATCAGGTCTTGTTTCTCCTGTTCAATAACATCAGCATCAGATGGAATTACCTTATCAGCTTCTAGTTTCTGCTTCATATCCGCTAGATTTGACTCCATATCCGCTAATTTTTGTGAATCTGCTTCCCTTTTCTCTTTCTCTTCGTTCTTTTCCTTGGTTAATTCATCAATACGCTTCTGCATACCATGTTTAACCTTGTCAACTTCGGTTTTACCCTCTTTGGTCTTTTCTGTTTCGGTTGACGATTCCGAGGAAGCATCCTTTGACTCTTCCTTTTTAGTTTCCTCTGTGATTTTCTCTTCTTTTGCCGTTTCTTCCATCTTAACAACTGCTTCTTTGGCAATTTCCGCTACTCTGTCAACAGGTTCTACTGTTCCGTCTGCTTCTTTTACAACTTCTTTTTCTACTGTTTCCATTTGGTCTCCCATAACATTTTGGCTGTTAAGTGCCGTTTATATTAACTGTCTTTATTCTCTAAATTTGCAATAGCCTTATCAATGGCTTCTTTTCTTGCCTTTGATCCAGGACCACTCAAGTTTGATTTCTCTTTCTTCAACTTAGCAAGTTTCTTTTCTTGCTCTTCAGATAGCAATTCTTTAGTTGTTTTTACTGCAGGTGTCTCAACTTTACCATCTTTTGCATCATATTCTTTAGATTTCTCTGCTAAATATGCTGCTTTCTTCTTCTTTTCTGCCTTTTCTTTCAAAACATCTTCTTTAGACATATATTTTCTTGCTAAATCTTCTTCACTCATACCTGCTTTTCTTTGTTTTACTCTTTGCTGTATTGCTTTGTTTGCTGTCATTACCATGGTTTTTAATCCCTCTCTAGTTCATATTGTTTAACTTTATCCTTTACCAACCTCAACAAAAGCCTGACACCATCATACCGAGCCATAAATTCCCCTGCCTGGCGGTCTCTGTGTCCTTTTACAGCCTTATTTACTTCTACCTGTATCTCTTGACAAGTTTTAGTCTCTAAGTTCCGTAAATACCTGAATGCCTTGCTTTTTGTTAAAGAACATAATGCTTCATATTCGTCTATGCTTATCATTTCTGTCACATTGCACCTTGATCGCCCATGTCAGGGTTAACTTGTGGTCCAGGTTGACCCATTTGTGGTTGACCCATTGGTGGTTGTCCGCCTTGTCCTGACCCCTCTAATCCCTCATTTTCGCCTATCATCTTCATTGCAGTTTGGTTTATCAACCTCTGTCGTTCCATTTCTTTCATCATTTTAATGAAAGCAATAGTTAACTGGAAGTAGAACGCATCAAAATTAGGCTTATATTCTTCATCAAGGTCAAAATACTTGGTGTCTTTGAGTTCTGACATGCCCATAAACAGGGTCATGATGTCGTCTCCTGCTTCAATAACAGGTATCTCGCCTTGTTTAATCTCTCCCCATTTCTCTTTGATAATCTCTGCTTGAGCAAATTGTGCAGCAGGTTCAGGTGGCATAAACTTCTCAATATCCATATATCCCATCTTTTTACCTGCATTAGCAACTAAATTCCAAGAACCTTTAGGATTTATCATTGGATCAAACCAAGGAGTCATAGTCAATGTCTCTAATCCCCACATTGCTATCTCTCTTTCATGCTGTTTTGAACCTGATATGATGTCAGGACTCATATTAGCATCAAACTCTCCATATAAAGATTGAACAGAGAAGTTCTTAATCAAAGGCTTTCCGTTCTCTCCAAGCACTCTTTCGCCTAGTTCTGGCGGTGACCAATCCTGATAAAGACTTAATAGCATGGTAACGGCTTCACAAATATCCACTTGTATTCTTCCAACCCATAGCCCAAATCTATTCTCGCTCTTTTCATTAACTATATTGTCTCGTGTAGCGGTAGCATTTTTAGACTTGGAAGTTAGGAAATAGGAAGCCGCACCAGTTAATCTCTCCAATAACTCTAATAATTGAGCAATATCATTGTTCGCCCATGCCATAGATCGCTGATGATTAGGAAATACAATACTGGCAGGGTCGCTTGATGGGTATCCTTTGCCTGGCTTTAAATCTATTACCTGTTTCTGATGCACTTCATCAGGATTATAGAAGAACCAAGGGCAGTTCTCTACATATTGGAAGTCGCTCTTCTGATTCCAAACACCATTAAATGCAGCAACAACATCTTTTGTAAGCCTTGGCATGCCTTTTCCTCTAACAAATCCAGGTCTACGAATCAATGGGCCGCCTATTATTGGTCTTTTTCCCTTACGATTCAACTCTCTGACCGGTTTTAATGACAACATTACATCATATTCAGGTAAAACATGGACTCTATACTCTTCTCTTCGCCCATTTATCTCTAATTCTCCATAATATCTTAACACTTCACAAGGATAACCCTCTAAATCCTCTGATGTGATTGCATTCCATTCATTGATACCTAGTTTCTCTGCTTTAGTCTTACTTTCGGCTGTGATCTGTTTGTAATAGTTCTGTTTCAGTTTGATTTTGATAGCATCTGTGACATTCATAAACTCCCCACTATCGCCTTTTTCAATAATATCTTTAGCGGTCATGTGAACAATACGAATAACATGGTCTTTTTCTGCTAATGTTTTGCCATGCTTTGGGAAATATAGGTCTGAAACATTGGCTATATTCTCCATCACACCTCTCTCAAAGCGTACTTTCTCTGTCTTTACTGTATATCCAACGACTCTTTGCTTACCATTGCCATCATCTTTATATTGTGGGATTCTCTTATCAACCCATTGATGCCATACTTTCCAGTACACTTCAAATGCTGAAAACCCATTAACTATGCGATTATGGATATGATCATCAACTTCTGGATAAACATTACACTCATTCTTCGCAACCATCCACTTAGCAAACTTCTCAAGGTTCTCTGAAGTATCAACATCATTCGTTTCAGTAGGTTTAAAATTGAATGTATCAGGATTCCAACAGGTGGCAAGCAATGTTGATTGGTAGGTATCACAAACAGATGGACATAAGCCAAGGTTCTTATCTGACATCCATTCTTCTTTTTGTAGGCTTTCAAGTTTGGATGGTTTCTCTGCTTCGTACATCTGAATATCTTTTTCAAGTAAATCATACCAATCTTTGGTTGAGTTGGTATCTGCTTCAAACTCTAGGATAATCTTGCGGACAATTCTCTTTTGTTTATCAGGGTCTAAAGGCTTGGTCTTTGTATCATAAGGAACATGATCGCCCTCAACACCTTTTACTTCTGGTTGTTCCAGTTCGTCAGGGTTAGGCTGCTTGACTATACTCATTATTTATCTCCCAAGTTTAAGTCATCAAAGTCAAGGTCAGGGATTTCAACAATAGGCTTTCGCTTTATTGACATTTCTAAATCACCATTGGCTTTGGACTTTAGTTTAGTTTCGGCATTACCTGAAACAGTTGTTCGCCATGTTCTTCCGTCTGGATCGGTGTAAGTTCCTACTGAAGTGCAACCCATTAATAAACAAAGAAGGAATATATATCCAACTTTTTTTGGTCTTGGTCTTGGTTTAGGTTTCGGTTTTGCTTTCTTCATGTTTTCCTTTTTAATTTGGGTGGGTAGGCTCGGATTCGAACCAAGCATGAGTGTGGAGTTGCCCCCAAAGCGAGTTACCATTACTCGTCAAACTACCCAATAAATAAAAAAACCCAACTAATGCGCTAACATTAATTGGGCTTCTTTTTTTTAGAGTGTCCCTATTTGTCCGTCGGTGGTTTCAAACTTTCATTTTTACTCACATTAGAGATTCCCCCTTTAAAAAAATTGATCTGTAAAGACCCTGTGAACTTCTTCTCAACTAGTGATGTAATTATAGCAAACAACCAAGTCATTTAAAACCTTTTTTTATTTTTTCTTTGTTATGCCCCAATTATTCCGCCATCAGATTTGTCACCAGGCTGAATTATCTTAGTCTTTTGTTTCTCTATCTCTGCCTGATGTTCACAGAATGATATGTAATGATCTACTGCTCTTCGCAACCTGCATACTGAAATATCTAAGTCTTTAAGTGGAGTGTTTAGATCAATGTAAGGTGCAGACAAATTACCATTCTCATTGTACCGCATAGCCATTATTAACTTATCGTTCCTGGTGTACTGCTCTGTGATGTACTTCTCAATATCTGCTTCCTTTGGACAACCAATCTTTTCTTTAAGAGTCGCTAGTATGATCGTTGCTAATTCCACATTGTCCTGTGCTTCCACCTTCTTCTTTGCTTCACCCATTAAAACCCCCTTTTGAGAGCGGCAGACAACTGTCTGACATCCCTTTCTTTATTTATTTATTTATTTATAGAAGCGGCAAAAAAACCGCAACAAAAAACCCTGTCTGGCAAACCATGTCAGACTTATGTCAGACACATGTCCGCCAAATGCTGTCATTTAGTCGCTGTCATCTATGGTCAGTTCAAAGAGATTAACCTTGTCGTTCTCTACTTTAAGCTTTCGGTACACCCAAAAACTAGTGACCACAAAAAGACTGCTACATAACAATAACTCCCAGAACATGTTACAGACCCCACTTTTCCCAGTTCAAAAAGAAGTACAAAAACATGGGTAAAGCCATCATTAGAAAACAAAAGATTAAGTACAACATTACGTCTTTAGCGACGAGATAAATCCGCCTAAATTTGTCTCTCTTATCAAATTCTACTGTTTTACCTACCCTTGAACCTGCCATAAAACATTTAGGGGCTTCATCCTTGGTTAAACCATTCCATTCTGTTGGTTTATATTTCATTAATACACCTTCTTGGTTTCTTCCTTCTTGGTTACTGGATGTATGTAAACAGGATTGCTCATTAGGAAATACCTTGTGTTATCGCAAAAGTCTTTCCATTTATCCTGAGGACCTACTTTATCCTTTATATCTCCATCTGATGATTCAAGGCTCTTTCTTGAGTACCTGCTCATGTGATTGATGGTATTGTGGCATGATCTGATGCAAAAGAACTTAGGCTGCACAATGATTTCGCCTGACTTTTCCTGATAGTTTATCCATTTACGCACCTCAAGATGTCCTGCTTCAATAGAATCAATGCCATCTTTATAGTAAAGACTTAACTTCTGGAGTTCTTTAACAGGTGTAGTTGTTGATTGCTTGCCTTGTCTCTTGGATAATTGAACTGTTTTGTTCCCAAAGTTAGGGTCAATGATGCGTCTTGTGACAGGAACACCGAACAAAGCCCTCAGTTCTGCTTCCTGCTGCTTGATTACCTTGGCATAATCTTCATAGGTCTTGTCATCATAAAGCATATCAATAAAGGTTTTCTTTGGGTACTCAGCAACCTGATAGCAAGTTCCTGTTGTGTGAATAGCATACCAAGTGATTGCCCAAGGCTTACGATCATGTGGGTCAAGAACATTTGTGAGGTTGTACCTGCCTGGTGGCATTGACTCAACATCATCAACAACATTGACATCCTTTGACCATTGCATATAGATTTTACCGGTTAAATTCATTGGAATACCAGAGATTCTGCTCTTTATCTCTTGAGTTGTCATCAATTTGGCTTCTTCAAGCACTCTCTGATGGTTTATGTGAGGATTCTCTGTTGTCCAGAGCATATAAAACCTGATACCACTCTTCTCAACGATTCTAGGCAGCACTTCATCAACAAGCGGAGCATATTTGCTTTCAACAATATCGTGGTCCTCATACATATCAGCAATTAGGTCTGTCACACCCTTTAAAGAGGTCATAGATATAATCATTTCGCCATCCCTATCAATCAAACGCATCCTTTGTTCCTTGTAAATGTCACTTGGTGGCTCTTCATCATTCCAAACAAGGTCAATATCATCACTCTGAAACGCTCCAGGCCCTTGATCGTATGACTTAAATGTTATCAGAGTGCCATCAGTAAGCAGTAATTTGCGGTTTGTGTACCCATTTATCTCATCATACCTGCCATATTTGACATATTTCCTTGGCATTAGCATGAAGATCTTACGCTGTTGTATGGCTATTGAGTCCTGAAAGGTCTCTCCGACTATCCAAATACGCTTGGCTTTGTGTATTCCTGCCTTGATATTGGCTGTAAGCCTTGCGATAATGCCCTCTAAAGACTCATCACAGACATAATCAGCCGCTCCCTCGCTCTTGCCAGACCTGTTTCCGCCAAACAAACACTTGGTTTTATTGGTATCTTCCTTGAATTTCTGCTGCATTGGTAGTAATTCGTGATATATTAGTGGGTCTGCTGCTTTCCTGCGATCTAATTCCTGCAGTGCATCCTCTTGGTCAAAGCGATCAGGTAGGGTTAGCATCAAAGAATAGCCCTCTTCAATGCGTCTTTAAGTTCATCATCAGTATATTCAGCAAACTTGCGTTCAAGCCTGATATTGTTGGAAGTCTCAACTTCTGTCTTGTCTCTCCATTGCTCTGGTTGCCTGTTTTTAAGCCAGAAAATCATTGATGTAGGATTGGGTGGATGCTCTATTGTTTCTTCAACCATCTCAACATGAGAGCCCTCAACCGCACCATCAGAAACTATAACCGCTTTCTTATTTTTGGTGAAACAACCAACTGCATTTCTATGTAAGGCGGACACAACTTGAGAGTCGTAAAGGTCTTTACTCTCCTTTAGGAGTGACATAAAACTTTTATCAGCTTTCCATCTTTGAAGAGTTCTAACATCAATGCCAAGGGTTTTAGCAACTTGAGAATCAGTTAACCCATAGTTATATAATTGAGCTACTTGACGGAAGTCAGCAGTTATTTTGGCTAGTTTCTCTTTAGTGGTCTTGGTAGAGCCTTTAGGTCTACCATTCTTTTTCTTTACAGCAGGTTTCTTTGTAGGTTTCTTTGCCATGTGTTTAATATAGCAAATATGTTTAAAAAAATCAACATTTCTGAAAATTATTTATATTTTTCAAGATGCTCCTTTGAGTTATTGGAAGTCATTCTTTTGTTTTAAGAGTTGTAGGATTTCTTTAGCGTGATTCTTAAAATGAGTTATATGTAATTCCTTTATTCCTTCTGGACAGTTTTCCCAATCATTGACTTCAATCTTGCATATTAATAAGGCTAATTGTAAATCCGTAACTTCCACTTGCTTTCTCCCACCGAACTTATACCCAACTAACTCTGTCTCCATATCTTGATATCTGGAGTCTAACTCCTCGTACTCTCTTGCCCAACTTTCACAGATAGAACAATGGTTGCCAAACTCTGCACCACTAATAGTTCCTTGAGCTTCCCACTCTCTCCTAAGATTAATAGCTATCTCTATTCTTTCTTGTTCTATGAGAGCATATATGTCGCTAACAAGTGCTTCTTTTTCCTCTTTAGTACCAAAGAAACAGATACCATCTTGATTGTCTATAGCATTTCTCAGTTTATCTTTCATTTCTCTCCTTGTGTTATCTCTGGTTGGAGTTCTTTGATTAGTTCATCTAATTCGCTATTAACTCTATCTTCTACTGGTAATGGATTAATAGTTAATATTCTCATCTTCTTTAACCTCTCCACCAATTGCTTAACATCTACAACATTTCTTCTTATCCCATCAGAACATATTGATTCGTGTTTCATCCCTCTCCCCTTTCCTTGGTGTCTAATGGTTTAACTCTAGTGTTAATTATCTTGCAATATTCTCCTGATATCTCGCTTCCTATCCATTTCCTGTTATTTTTAATAGCCATCTTTGCTGTAGTACCACTTCCAATAAATGGGTCGTATACTAAATCATTTTCATTTGACCATGATATTATGTGGTCATTGGCTAGTTGTTCTGGGAACGGTGCTGGATGACCTTTCTGTGTTTTAGGAAATGTCTCCCATATGTTAAACCTCTGACCAAATTCTTTAACTATATATCCGTATGAAGATTTTGGTTTTGTTGTTCCATCAGATTGTCTAATAGTACCTCTTCCTTCTTTTTTACCAAATGTCTTATTTTTTCTATCTTTTATTGGGTTGAATGATTTAACCTTACCTTTTGACAAAACAAACATATATTCAAAAACAGAACCATATCTACTTTTTAAAGTTCCAACAGCAGTAAACCCACCCTTATTCCATATCATTGTATCATGTAAATTAAAACCACAATGTTTGAAATATAATGCTTGTCTAAAACTAGACCCTGATTCACTACCTTTGATTGTAGCATCTCCTACTACCCAAACAACAACTCCACCAACCTTGGTAACTCTGAACAACTCCTGTGCTACCATATCGAAATCAAAAGAATATCCATTATATGTCCTAAGATTATCGTAAGGCGGAGATGTCACTGTCAAATCTATAAAATTATCAGGCATATCTCCCATTGTTTCTAAGCAATCTTCATTATAAACTTTGTTTAATTCCATTCTCTTATCCTCTCTATTGGTTAGTTAAGACCTGGGTTGGCGGTTTATTAATAACTTGCCTATGAACTCTGTAACAGTTGCTACTTGTCCGTTTCCGATGGCTTTAATTCTGTCCACCCTTGAGGGACCCCCATCATCTCCTCCAGAATAGAAAGAGGAATCTTTTTTCCAGTAGCCATCCGAAAGAGTCTGTATAAACCAACGCTTCCATCTTTCCCATTGCCTGATATTTTTCGTGGAGTCCCATTTTTTGTGTATCGGAAGTTCATATTTTCCGTCAAAGATTCTGCTGCTATTGTCGCTACTGGGGTAGGCAATAAGAAATAGTCTCTCTCTTCGGTGCGGAATATGAAAGTCGGAAGCTCTGAAACAACACCATTCTGCATCATACCGAATTTCGGAAAGGTCTGTGAGGACAGTAGATAAACCTTTTGTTGTAATCCGTGAAACATTTTCGATGACAATATAGCGTGGCTTAGTTTCTGAGCATATTCTAAGCATCTCTTTCCAAAGACTACTATGTTTCCCTTTGATGCCATCACCTTTTCCTGCAATAGAAATATCTTGGCATGGGAATCCCCCTGCCACAATATCCACCTTTTTAAGTTCTTCACTTTTGACATCTTTTATATCTCCATGTTTTATACTGTTAGGAAACCTCAACTCTAACACCTTCTGGCAATACTTGTCCTTCTCTACCTGCCAGCATATTTCAAGGCCGGCATTCTGCCAACCATAATCGCCTAGTCCAGCACCACTAAATAAACTACCTAGCTTCATATCTCTCCTCTACTGGTTAAATTATTTAATATGTTTCTTATGGCAATCTAAAACAAACTTCTTATTATCTTTCCACCAAACTAATGCTTCTTTTCCGTCCATCTCTAATATTCTTTTATCATCAAACTTTTTCCATTCTTCTGCCTTGTGAACCTCACACCCTATTTTTATCTGTTCTTTTGTGATTAATATGAAATACTTTAATCCTATAATTTGCATTGGTTCTTTATCAAGTTTCTCTCCATAGAAGTCTGCACCTCTCAAGTATGCACCTCTCAAGTATGCATCTCTCAAGTCTGCACCTGTCAAGTCTGCACCTGTCAAGTTTGCACCTCTCAAGTATGCATCTCTCAAGTCTGCACCTGTCAATTCTGCACCTCTCAAGTATGCATCTCTCAAGTCTGCACCTGTCAAGTCTGCACCTCTCAAGTTTGCATCTCTCAAGTCTGCACCTCCCAAGTTTGCATCTCTATTTTTTTCTAAACAATCCTTAATACTTTCGTATTCTCCGCATAAGATAATCTTGCCATTGAATCTATTCTTTATTTCTATTTTCATCTTATCCTCTCTATTGGTTAGTTATATCAATCCCAAATTAATAGCTGACTCTTTACTTATCTCTACCTCTTTACCTTCAAATGTTAACTTATACTTCTTATCTACTTCTTCATATCCTTTAATTCCATAACCATTTAACTTTATCGTAACACCTTCCGATACTTCAATTATTTCGTATACGTCTCGTCTAATTACTACACATTGCTTTTTACAGGTAAAGGTGCAATCATACCCTGTCTTGAAAGTGCAATCAGACCATGTATCAAAGGTGCAATCATACCCTGTATCAAAGGTGCAATCATACCCTGTCTTGAAAGTGCAATCAGACCCTGTATCAAAGGTGCAATCATACCCTGTCTTGAAGGTGCAATTATACCCTGTATAAAAGGTGCAATAAGACCCTGCATTGAAGGTGCAATAAGATATACCTTTAAAATCTAACACCAAACCATTCATTTTACTCGAAAAAGTTTTTGTCCCTTCATCCCAAGTGAATAAATCTAAACTTAACGGTTTACCATCTTTTAATACTCTTTGTTGTACTTGTTTCTTATCCATTATTTCTCCCGGTTAAATTATTTGTCTAATGGTTTAAAATCAGCTATGTAATCTCCGTTCTCAGGACATACAAATTCTTCTTCGTTTTCAATTACCATAGTGTCTATTTTTAATTCACAGTTTAAATCGCACTTATCACATTTTAGTATTATCATTGTTACTCCTTGTCTAATGGTTTAACTCTAGTGTTCCAATAAATTAATATCGTTATTTACTTCGTTTCCCCAAACATCCCAACCTTCTGTTTTTTCTCTAGCAAACAACTCTACTCTTGATAAATCCCCAAATAGCAATTCTATGTTTCTCCTGACTGCCGCTGGCTTCTTGCTATGTTTAGTCCTTTCAGCAACAACTTTTTCAGGCATATTATTAATCTTTTTATGTTTAGTCATTGCCCCCTTCGTACCAAACAACACATATTCGTAGTTTCCCATTGTCCATGGGCCAACATTTTGACAAGTAGTTCCATTTTTTGTTACTTTCTCCCAAACAAAAATAATCTTAATCGGTTTAAATCCCCAAGATCTCATTACATTATAAGCATCTTCTCCATGACTGCTTGTGAACCACATGAAACAACAAGAATCTTTTTCTATAATATCTTTTATTGGAAGTTTACAAATATCATTTGTTGACATAGAATCATAGTGTTCTGATAGCTTTTTTATTTCGCTTCCAACTGTATTATTTACTGCTGATTTACTGCCATAGCTCCAAGGAGGATCTGCATATATTATCTGGTATTTTTTATTTAGTTCTTTATCCATTCTCTTATCCTCTCTCTTTGGGTTAGTTAATAATCATATAAATCATACTTTAAACATAAGTCGTGCATTTCTGGTATCGCTTTAAAAACTCCGAAATCTCCATCATAGATATTAACTTGATAAATATACTTCTGTCCTTTAATAATTTTATAGCCGTTTCTTTTAGCTTTTACAATCTCTCTTAACTCAGAAATAGTATATCCATATCCGCTAATACCGCAGTTCATTATAATTTGACAAGCATCACAAAAATGCTCTTTTCTTGCTATAGGGTTTCTATTACTTAAAACTTGTACCATCTTATCCTCTCTCTTTGGGTTAGTGGAGCAGCAAGACAACTTGTAGACCCACCGCAGCATTTTTCCCCATAACGAAGAGCGGAGACTCTCCGACAAGTTATGCTTGGCTAACCGCAGTTAATATTATCGTTCAACAACGCAACATTCTTCATATCCGTTGGTTGTTCTGGTTAAGACTTTAATCTTGGGCCATAAAGGTTTCATTCTTTTTGCTTCATGTTTACACCAAGTATCAAAGTGAATAGCCCTGCCGTATTCAGTATCGTGCATCCTGATAGATGTTTTCCCCCATCTAATTAGAGGTGCTTTCTTTTTTGTGTATACCATGATTATTCAACTCCTATTACTTGGTTAAAATAAACACAAGCAAACCCTGCTTCTTGTGATTTCCTGCCCTCTTTACCATTAAGGCTTGTTGCTCCATACTTTTTGAATATAACAACCTCTCCCACTTTGCATGGTGGCTTGACTCCGCCAACAGCATCACCAACTGATAACACCTTGGCGCTTGATGGTAAAGATTTATCAACTAAGTGCAGCCCTGATGCAGTTCTGTTCTTGTTACCTAATATTTGCACAAGAATCCTGCCTTTTAATGCTTTATACTCCGTCATTTAACACCGCCAATACTCTGTCAGGCTTTAAAGATAATATCTTTTTGCCTTTTGATTCTTCGATTAGATTTCCCTCGTTTCGTTCAAAGATAACTTTATCGCCTACCTTTAAATCATGCGGACATTCAGGGCCAACTGATATAACTTTTCCCCAAAAATCCATCACTCTTTCTTTTGCAGCATCAGGGATAATCAACATACCAACCCCAATGGTTTCTTCATACTCAACTTCAACTAAGATTCTATCATTATTTGCTCTCATGGATTAAACCTGCCTTTATGTATACAACTGCTCTTGGATCATCTTTATCTATATCAACAAACCTTAATAGAATATTTGGGCAGACTCGGTAGTTATCATCAAGGAACACACCGCAATCAACCAACAAATCCATAACAGATTCGGCAACATTGGTAAGGTCTTTCTTTCGTTTACTCTTTAACCAGAAATCAATCTCAATTTCCGGACAATACATGTACGGCATACTCTTGACATAAGGCTTAATATGTTCAGAAGCCCTCTTATGCCATGCTGTGAAGTTCTTTGATGGTATGTTCATCATCCTGCCGTTCTTCACAAAACATTGCCTACTGTTCTTCTTACTTGGAATCGGCCCTGGTATTTTTATTATTAGCATGATTTTCCTCACACATATAGAATGGTTACATTAATTGCGGCACTAAAGAAATAAAATGCCCCTTTTGCATTTTGTCCACAAGCAAAACAAAGAATACTTGCCAAACCAAACAAGGTGATAATTATGATTGGAAATAATCTAGTCGGTGTCATAATAACTACCCCCTTGCTCTTCTGCTTCTTCATAGAACTTGTATATTTCAGGCTTGAATTTAAGATCAACATAACCTGTCATACCCATTTTGTTTTTACTGATGATTACTCGAAACTCGTTTGGTGATGCGGTTTGTGGCGGTCTTTTACAGGCATAATTGAATATCAACACTTTATCGGCATGTTCTTCCAAAAATCCTGTTTCTTTTAGACCTTCCATGCTTGGCATATTGCCCTCTTTGATGTTTCCCCTGCTAAGTTGAGAGCATAGAATGATAAGCATATCCTTTTCAATAGCCAGTTTCCGCATTTCCCTGATGTAATTATCCATTTCAGTTCTGCGGTTCGCTCCTGTTGTCTTTATACATTGAATATAGTCCAAGATCAGGATGTCAGGAGTGTCGTCTCGCAATTTCTGTTTGATAACTTCTTCTATTTCAGGGATGGTTCTACCATAATTTTCACTAAAGATAAGCTGAGTCTTTAAAGCGTCACTAAACTTATTCTTCTGCAATTCGGTATGCCTACCCAAAAATATATCGGTATTTGGCACTTCAGTTATGTAAGAATAGAGCCTTGTCATTGCTTCATTCCTAGTCATTTCCATAGACATATAGATAACTTTATGCCTGTGAGACCATTCATAGCCGCATTGGAGAGCAAAGGCAGACTTGCCTTCACTCGTTCTTGAACCCATAACCATTAACTGTTGCCTATTCAGGCCAGTAAATTTCCTGTTCAGATTTGGTAGGTGGTTCATGTTGAAATGAGAACCCCTCTTGAATGTCGTCATGTATTCTATTGCTTCCTCTGTATGATTTGCAATAGGGATTAGTAAATCGGATGATTTCATCTTTTTCGGTTTCCAATTCTGTTAGGTAGTTAGAGATCATTGAGAAATATTCAGACTCTGTGTTGAGAGTGAACCCTGAAGAGATAGTATGTTCGTACTTGGCAAACACTATTTCTTTAAGTTTTCTAACTTCCTCAATTAGCGGCAACAACTGGTGCAGATAAAGAAGTGCGTGCAATACCTGTTTTTTATACTCATAATTTCCTATACTTTGTTTCTCCACTATTCCCCCCTTTCTCTTTTTCCCTTGTGTTCCAGTTTCTTAGGGCTGCTCTCCAATCTTTCATAGAATTTTTGCCAACTCTCCAACCATTTGACTCATAATGGTTGTAAAATATGGAAGGCTTGACATAAACAATGGTCCTTTCTCTGCAATAGGCAATTAACTCATCCATTGTAGGCTTCTGAAACCTTTTTGAGGGAGCGGACACCTCTTCTTTATTTATTTCTTTATTTATTTGTGCCGCATCTTGTCCGTCATTTGTCTGACATGAGTTGGCGAATTGTCTGGCACTTGGTAACTTTGATGGTGTTTTCCTGTCTGACCTAATGGTTTGGTACTCTTCCCACTTGCATAATTGTAGGTAAGTGCTTCCATTATGCCCATAAATCTTGAAATTAACCATCTTTAACGATAATTCGTCTCTTATGACTTTTATTTCGGATAACTTTATATCACTATACCTGAACCCAATGGCTCTAAGGTTCGGTAAACTGGCAATTAACCTGCCATCATCATCTGCATTGCCAATACAAGCAATAAAAAGAATCCTAGCCCTGTCGGAAAGTGAACCAAAATGTTCATCTTCCCATAATTCAGGATAAATCATTCTTCGTCTAGGCATTTCTTTCCTTTCGAGATTATAAGTCTCGTTGGTATCTCATTAACGATTGGACAAAAGTTGTCTTAGATTCTACTGCGGTTATTATTCGCTCAAGACCCTTATATTTTGCCAGTTCGGTTAACCACTTCTCATAAGGTTCTTTTGCCGCCTTGGAAATCTCCATTAGCATTAAATATGCCATATCTGTTCCAACATTCGGCTTTTCCGCTCTGATCCAACAAAGGTTTGCTACTAAAAGAGTATCTAACTCAAGTTTAGCTTTGGTGGCAGATTCCCTTGACTCTTTGTATTCTCTGGCAAGGGCTATTCTTTCATCAATGTTTTTTATTTCTTCTGCTGCTTTATGAATATCCATGAGTTTCCTATTCGTATTTAACAGTTATTCCTGGAATTAGTTTGTTATCTTCATTTTCTCTGACAAAAGCATTAATCTTAACTCGGTCAAGAAGAAGAAACTCCCTTGGTACTTTGCTAAAATCTACAAGTTCCCAATCCCATTTTCTTCTGATTCCGAGTCCTGAAGTTTTTGCGATAACTGGCTTTGCTTTGACCTTTTCCGCTTCAACCTCTTCTGCCGCCTTGGTGTTCTCTTCGGCTGCTTCGTTGTCTCCCCACTCTTTATCTGTTTTAGCCTGTTCTTCTAAGGCTTTTTTATCATCTTTTGCCTTTTTTTCGGCTTCTGCATCAAGACGAGCCTGTTCTTTTTTTCGGACTTCTTCCTGTTCATCTTCAAAAGCCTTACATTTCTTCTTAATAATAAGGATTGCATCACTTATTGGAGCAAGAAAAACATCCATTCTTTCCAGTTCTGCTTTTCTTCCTTCATCTGCGACCTTTTTAGCTTCCTTAAACTTCTTAATCGTTGGATCAAAGAACAATTCAATCCTTTTTTTCATGTTGATGCAGGTCTTTAGGAAGTTTGCTGATGAATCGTATGACATTTGATTTTTTACTTCTTGCTTTTTAGCCTGTTCTACTAACTGGGTTGATTCTTGTTCAATTATTTGTAATTGTTTGTCTGGCATGATTCTCCTATTTTTCAAATACTTTCCATTTAAAAGTGTTTAATACAGATCTCCAATACTCAAAATCTTTTGGATTATCGTGTATCTCCGTTTTGTATGTTGATTCTGTGAGGAAAACTAGCATCCTTTTTGTGATTTTAATGTCATAATTTTCTTCAATGGCGAGGGCTTGTGCTGCAGTTTGTAGCCGGTAATCTTTGTACGATTCACAACTGGTCTTTATTTCAATTACAGTACCTTGTTTAGTTGCTCTATCTGGTGTGATTCCATGCCAAAGAGTCTTAGAAAACAAAGGCTGTTCAATGAGAAGAAAGTCCTCGTTCTTGATTCCTGCATCTTTCTTGAACCTTTCCCATTGTTCTACGAATGGTCTGTACTTATTTTCTTGTAGGCTAACAAGCCCCATGTCTACTGCTTCTGTTTCGTGATGAACCGCAGTTCCTCTTTCCTGTGCTGCTTTTAGAATATCATAAGGAACTTTGTCAAACTTATTACCTAAAACCTCTTTGATTATCCCTGAATAATGAGGAATAAGCTGAGTTCTTTTGTAATCAGCATAATAAGAATGAGAATCCCTGTCAAAATAGATTTTATTTTTTGGTTGGTTCATCTTTTAGCATCTCCTTTGACACTGCTTCAACCATGGATTCATAATCCCATTTGTTTACCTTCTGGTCAATATCACTTAATTTAAGGCTCTTCTTCATCTTTGTTTTTATTTTATACCCTAAACTATTAAACTGATCTTCTATACCATCAGGATTCCATTTATTTTTGATTGCTAACTCAATCAAGGCACTTAACTCTGTTTGAGTGATAAATGAATCTTCAGGCGATTCAGAAGGTGGTTTTTCCTCAGTAAACTCTGCCTCTACGGCCTCTTTAGGCTCTGGGGTAGGTTCTGGTGCGGTTTCTTCTGGTTGGGCATACTGTTGGGCTTGCTGTGGCTTTTCTTCCTCTTTAAAATCATAAGGAATATTGCCATCATTATCCCCTGTTGCGATATTTAATATCATGCAAGTTAAATATCTTCTGCCATAAGAAACGGAAGCTGCTTTTCCATGAATCTTTGTCATATTAGCATTGCCTTGGATTCCCTTGCCATCTAAAGGAACATCATAAAAATAATTCTTTTCATGCCCTGATTGATGAATAAGGTCGCAACAAATTCTAACATGATCTGCTTTAGGTGTTTCTCCCTCGTAAAAAGAAAGAGAGAAGCCCTCTTCTGCACAAACAGGCTTAGAGACAATAAGAACATTCTCTAAATCTGCATATTTGCTATGTGTCTGCTTGTTATCTTTTGTCTTTTTTACTGAACCCATTTTTCCCTGAACTCTAACCAAAGCGACATTAAACTCTTTTTTTGCCTGGATGCCGTCATACTTTTCTTGAAGTTCAATGAACTTTTCTATTTTGTCCAGGTCTCCACCTTTTTCTATAACTTGGAACATTATTTCGGCAGGGCTCATTTCTTTGATATTAACAGGTAGGGTTGTTATCGGTGTTACTTTTTGAATTTCCTTCTTGGTAGTTTTAGCCATTTTCTTTCTCCTTTTTTTTAGGAATTAAATTAAATAAATGCAGCGACCAAAATAATCAGGGCAATTCCAATCATGCAGCCAAACACAATTATTCCTGAATCTTCTTGGCTTTGATTCTTTACTCCGTTTTTTGTTATTTTCATTGAGCCACCCACTTTGTTACTAACCTCGTCAAGACTTCCTTTTTTGTCTTGCCTTGTCTTGCACATTTAACGGAAAACTTTTTCTTTAGCTCTTCTTCAACTTCTACTAGAATTTTTTTAATCATTTGTAAATCTCCTTTCTTCTTAAAAGTATAACGATATATATTTGTTTGTCAACTACATTCGTAAAATAAAAAGAGCCATCTTTTTTTGATGACTCTTTCTAGGGATTTGGGTAGGGTCGGGGCAGGTTACTTCTTTGAGCGAGACATATATTTTTTCCTTTTTTGGCCTTTCTTTTCTTTAGCCGTTAATTTCTTTTTGCCGCCCTCTTCTTCTGTATATGTGTGCATGGTTTGAGTCTGCATACCAAGCCCTCTGGTAACTGAGTCAAATGCTTCAAGTTGACCAGTTAAGAATCCTACCATTGATTGCACCTGAACAGGCAGATGAACCAAGCTCTGATACAACATAAAGGATGGTACTTGCTCATACTCTATCGGCCCACCACCGCCAAACTGCCACTTGGTAGTCTGCCCTTTATTCTTTCCGCCTTTAGGATCACCTGGCATATATGTTTTTCCCTTATTCTTTGTCTTTCTCTTATATACACCTTTATCATCAATTCCAAGCAGTTCGGATATGGTTGTAAATTTCTTGTGCTGCCAGTTTTCGCCTGTTATTGTTTCAAGCACTAATTTAGCGAACATAGAACCTTTATGTTTCATTGACACTAGAGGTCTCAAGATGAATTTTATAGGGTCTCTAAAATGCCCTATAAGAGAGAAATACTTCCTGTCTTGCGATTTACCGCCTGTCATTCTATAAATAGGGGTAACATCCACCCCTGTCCAAACAAGTCGCTTCCAGGGCTTGTTACCGCTCAATCCGACTATTAATTTACCCTCTTCGTCAACTCCCCAAGCAGCTCGGTAGTTTCGTATCATTCTTTCTATCGTTCCCTTGGTTTCTTCATCATCTTCATCTATTGCAGCCATCATTAAATTGAAAAGTGCTGTCATTAGAAATGCTTTTGAAAGAATACTTGCCCAAAACTTCTTATACAACCTCTTTCTCCTGTCTTTAAACTTTGGGTCTCCGCCATTTGCTCCTGATCCGCCAAGAGCGATAATCATTGTCCTGATATTAGATTCTGTCCAATCAGGGGCAAGTGCAAACAATCTAAAGAAATGCTGAAGTGTTGGGTCTCTGCGTAATCTTCCTAAATGTAAACCGCCAAAATCGTCATTCACAAGCCCTGCTGCCATTTTTGCTGCGTCATCAGGGTCAATATTCGGATTTTCTTTCGTGATATTGCGGTATTCTATCATTGCAGCCATTGCTTTCAAGCCTGTTCCCAATTCATTAAATAGGAAGTTCGCCTGATCTTCTCTGAATTTTACCAAAGTGTCCTTAACCGCCTTAGAAACATTGTTCATATCCATCCAATTGCCAATCATTGTTGCTTCCTGCAATAGTTCTTGTTGCCAATCCTGACGAATTCCAAGGGTTAATCCATTGGCTATCAAGGTTCTTATAAGTGGGTCGTTAGCGTGAACCATCTTCAAACCCTGCTTATATGCCTTAAATGGATTTACTTCTGACCATTCCTTGCCATGAACACCTAACATATATGAACGGATAAATGCTTGATGATGGAAGAATGACGATTGCAACACAAAAGATTTAAGGATAGCATTGTATTTAGTCGCTTTCTTTACTGTCCAGTTGAATCCTGCGGACCCTGTTTTATCAAGAAAGGTCACTCCAAAGATTTTATTCAGGTCATCAGCAATAGATTTTGGTGCGTAAAGGCTTCTTTTCTCTATAATCATGCCGTCATCTGTTTCAAAGAAGTTCATGCCGTATGTCTGCCCTGCATCAACTTGACCTGCCCAATCGTATGTCTTGAAGTTCGGATGTGTTATAGGGAAGTAATCTTCCGCTGCAAAATACTCAACTCCGTCAACTTCTTTGATTAAATCGCCTTTTTTATAATGCTTTATTGTAAGAAGAGGGTTTAAGTCCTCGCCTTTTAACTTCTTTAACTCAGTAACAAGTGCTTTATCGGTCATTGTCTTTTGCAGTTCTTCCTTATAAATCTGCATATTCTGTTCAGCACCTTTGACCTGTAATTCCATTCCTTTAGCCCAGGCGGATAGTATTGTTCTATGTGATCGCTTCTTTGCATGTCTGGTCTTTGTACCGAATTTACGCATCAATTCAGTATCTTTCCAGACTCTTGCTGCATAATTATCAAGAACATTACTGATAATCTCAGCATCTTTTGCAACAATACCAAACTTGGCATATTCAGAATTAAAATTGTTGGCTAATTTCTGTACTTCTGCCGGAAGATTCTGCGATAAATCAACAAGTTTCTGCTGTTTTGGTGTTAATTCCTTATAAAATTCGTCAATCGTTTCAGGTGCAGGTAAGATATTAAGGTAAACATGGATTGCTTCTGACATTTCCTGAACTTCTTTGTCGTACTTTTTCTTATCCATAGCATTTATAAGGGCCTGTTGGTTGCTCTTCATCTCAATCTTTGAATCATGTATCTTTAAATCTTTGTCTTTAAAGTAAATATCAATAACCTTATCAAACATATTCTCAAGGTCGGTCTTTCCTTTCCCCTTTAACCGCTCTTTTATTGCAGCCACATCAAGTATTGATAGCCCAGGTTGGTCTGCATCAGGAATATAATCAGGGTCATCAAAGTCAATATCTTGACTCGCTTGATTATTAGCATCAGATACAACCGCTTTTTCTCTTAATAACCGCTCCACCTCATCTCTTCTGCTTAATTTCTCTTGCATTTCTTTTTCTTGATCAAAGCCACCCTCTAAAAAAACTGTCTTATCTTTAACTTCTTGAGTATTTTTATCTATTGCGGTCTCTAAGCCCTCAACGCTTTCAGCAGGTCTAATAAAGATTGCTCTATCTAGTGAAACAAATGTTCCTGTTGGATCTGCGGAAAGGTTTGCTTCCAAGTATCTACCATTTACCTTAACTGCAATTATGTTTTGAACCCTATCCCTCCCAATCTCTTTCCTCGCAAATACAGGCAGACCTAAGTATTCGCCTACTTCTAAATAATTCTCATCTGAATATTCACTTCTCCTGTCCGCTAGTCTAGGCATAGGAATATCGCCTAATTTATCATAAATTGCTTCAAGGGCTTCGCCTTTCTTCTTGTACTCTTTCTTTCCTACCTTGAACCTAAATGTTTCAGCGGTTGGTTTCTCTAGGTCTTTCAATAAATCAACGATTTTTACATAAGCGGATAGTCTTTCTTCTGCATTTTCAAGATATTCCGTACTATATTTTATATCAGAGGTAACATTTGACCGCTTTTTAAGGTATGCCATCCTTGCAAACTCAAGCATCTTTATTTGTTTATCTAAATCAGCCTTTTCTTTTACCATAGGTTCGCCTGAAGATAAGACTTTTCCTAATGTAAATGGGTTGATCTCATCATCCGTAGAATCATCAATAGCAGCAGTTAGGTTTTCCCCTTTCATAAACTGGTCAATACTACTCTGCTTGGCTTCTAATAATTGGTAAATAAAAGTATCTAAAGAACCTTTTTGTATCAATCTGATCAGTTCAATTTCCTCATTCTCGTTTCCAGGGCGGTCTACTCTTCCCTCTCTCTGCACTACTTCAGATGGTTTATACTGCCCTGGCACTCCCAAGTGAATACCGCCAATACATTTCTTCTGAACATTTAGCCCTGTTCCGACCAACTGTGTGCTGCCAAAAAGTATACGCATTTTCCCTGTGTTCATTAGATCATAAAGTATTTCCCTCTGCTCATCTCCCTCGTAGTCATGTATAAACCCTATTTCATGCGCAGGGATTCCTGATTTAATAAGTTCTGCCTTAATATAGTGTTGAGGATTCCAAGGTGCAACCCCATTAACTTTCGCAGGATAAGGACTAGGCTTATCAACAAACACTAACATTGTTCCTTTTACAGATTCATACTTCTTATGATTTTCTTTCAACCAACGAAGAGTCCATTCAACCTTTGAGTCCTTAACTTTAAGAGTAGGATCAACCATTCTCATATCAATAGCGGCTTTTATTCCATCCTGCATAACTGTCAAAAGAATATCATCACCCTTTTCAGGTTTTCTTTTTCTTGCCCTGATCTGTTTATCTCTTTCAATCAATGTGTCGGTATAAGCATCTAGGTCAGGATTGGCTTCTATAATAACATCCGTAGGTTTGCCACCTTTAAGGTTAGGCAGGTTTCCGCCTTTACCTCTTTTGAACACTCCCTGTTCCAGTAGCATGTCTTTTGTCTGAATATCCCACACCTGAGTCATAAAAGGATAAAGGATTGCTCTGTTCTTAAAGTTCTTCAACCTTACTACCTGCCTAAACTGACCGCCTGTTACATCAACTTCTAGTTCTGTTACAGGATCAGAAAAAGTTTTTGCCCATGCGTCAAATGCTTTTATGTTATTCTCTTCTAATAAGTCAGGCTGTAAATATCTCATCATTGAATATGCTTCACACAAAGAGTTTGATAAAGGTGTTGCCGTTGAAAAACTTAACTTGCCGCCTTTACTCTTTATGATTTGTGTTTTTATGTGTAAATCCCTGGCTTTTCCTGACCCATCAAGATTACCCATTCCTTTTAAACCGCTCATTTGAGTCGTAATTGGCAAATTCTTAAATTCATGTGCTTCATCTATATAAAGAGAATCTATGCCCAACTCTTCAAAGAAAAGAATATCTTTGCTTTTAGACTTTTGATCTGTTGCTTTAGCCAACTTTCCCTCAAGAGTTCTGACCATTAATTCTATTCTTCTGATAGATAGGCTTCTGCTTCGCTCTCTTCTTGCTTCCTCTAGCACTTCTCTTAAATCATCAAGTTCTGCGTTTATGTATTTAATAGTAGTTTCAGGAGACACAGGCATCTGCTCAAGGTTTGTATGAGACATTACAACAATATCCCAATCCCCTGTTGCTACCTTTGATAAAAACTTGGCTCGTTTCTTTCCACTAAAGTTATCTTTATCGGTTACTAGCACTTTTGCATTTGGGTACATATCATTAATTGTGTTCTTAAATTGCGGCAAGGTAGACTTTAAAACAGATAAAAGGTTCTTATTCGCTATGCCTAGCCGTTTGCTTTCCATAGCAGAAATAACCATAATAGCAGTTTTTCCTGCTCCTACTGCGTGTGCGTTCATAGTTGCCTGATTAACTACATTCCGATATATTCCGTCAATTTGAGTCTTTCTTAAAGGCCCAGGTAAAGAATTAGCAACAAGCCCTGGAAATGTTTGATGTGATCCATCATATTTTCTTTGAATTGTATGGTTATACTGTTCATTAAATAGTTTCTCATTGCGGTCTCTTCGCTCATCACTCTCCCAGAACCATGAATTAAACTCTCTCTTTAAGTTTTCCCCTATGATAGTTGCCCTAGCGGTGCTTTCTTCGTCAACCATTGTGTGCTTTTTCCCCTCTCCATAAGTAACAGTATAAGTTACTTTCATAGGTTTTCCGTTAAACACTCGCTCTATAAGTTTGTCATAAGCCAACCTGTTTGCTGAATAATCATCCTTGTTCGGAGCATATCCCTTGCTCTTAACAAGAAATGAACCTGTTAATGGTACATATTCTATATTTACTGGTATTCGTTTTTCTTTAAAAAATCTTCCATAATCTTCTTCTGTTATCCAAGGTGTTCCTATTGATATAGGAATTTTGTCAAATTCCATGTATTCAGGTATGACTTTCTCTAATTCCTCTACATTTTTTAATAAAGATTCATCATGGACTAGAGCAGCCTTTGCTTCTTTCAGCTTCCTCTTTACATTTCCTGACAAATACTCGTCTTTAGTTACAATGCTATTGTCATTAGGGTCTAAAAATAGCCATTTCTGTGCTAATAATTGTTCCCTGATCTTATCTTCTGGTTGATTTAGAAGTTCGCTCATATACTTAAAATTAGCAGTTCCATATTCTGATAAAGATATTTTTAATGCACCTATTGGGTTCTCTGCCGTAGTAGGTTTCTTATGCGGTCTATTCTGTCGTTTACTGAATATATCCCTTTTCTTATATGTAGTTGTTTTAGCATCTATTTTCTTAACATCTTCAAGTGAAGATACCAACGGAGAGTCTGGATCATCATCTAATATTTTATTACCCCTTGTGTTGAATTTTCCATGTTTCTTTACAAATTTATCGTATGATGTATTAAGTTTTTTCCTTGTTTCTTCAATATTGTCTCCATTTGTTCTTTCAGCATGAAGTAAATCCCTTAAAGTATCTCTTAAATCTATGTAATTAGTGATTCGCTCTTTATCCTTAGACTTCAACCCCTCAACAGACGCAAGTTGATTTCCCTGTTTTTGGTATATCTTATCATTTTTGATTACATACGCACTTTCTTTTATGTCGGAATGTTCAGGAACATCATCAAATTCCTGTGCTGCAACATTGTCATTAGCACCATAAACATCTTTTGGTAAATTATCCAATGCCTTGTTAAGTTTCTCCACAAAATTGCCTGACTTTGAAACAGTTAACTTCCCTGAACCCCATCTTGATTCAGTAAACTCAAGTTTTCCTGTGATTTGTTCTTTATTATCAATGAAATATTGGTTTAAATATGCCCTATTCCTGTCATTCTTCTTGTCTTTATGTTCATTAACAGTAACAAAAGTATCATCCCCAGGCTCTTCGTTCTCTCTTAATTTCTGAAGAAAGATAATATCAGTTACTACTTCTGCTCCTGCGTTCTCTTTAAAAGCATCAGAAGGCAAACGAACCGCTCCTAAAAACTTGGCTCTTTTACTTATCCATTTCCTTAATAAATTATTCGGTCTATCCATTGTGCTTGTGTTAGTTATAAAAGCAACCAATCCGCCATGCTTAGTAGCAATAACAGATTTTGCAAAGAAATAGTCGTGTATCGGTAAGTTTTTAGGTATGCCTTGCTCTTGGGCATTGCTGTCGTAAGGTTTATAGTCTCCAAAAGGCACATTTGATATTGTTAACCCAAAATAATTGCTAGGGATCAGCGCAGTTTCATATCCTTTAACCTGAACAGAAGCCTTTGGATATAATGCTTTTGCAATACCACCTGATATTGTATCTATTTCAACTAAAGAGAATTTCTTTTTTGCTTGTGGTGCTAATCCTACAAAATGTCCTATTCCTGCGGATGGTTCTAAAACATTACCTTGAGTAAATCCCATATCAGTAATGGCTTTCCACATACCTTTAACAATATCAGGTGCAGTATAATGAGAGTTTATAACAGATGCTCTTGCATCAGAATATTCTTTGTCAGTAAGGATTGCTTTTAGATCATAATATTCCTTTGACCAATCAGAGTTCATGGTATCAAAGGCTTCTTTCAATCCACCCCATCCTACATATTTGACAAGTATCTTCTTTTCTGTGTCGGTAGCATTTCTATTTTCTTTTTGAATTATCTTGAGGATTTTTATTGCGGCTATGTTCTGCTTGTACTTTGCTTTTTTGCCACCTTTACCAATGGCATCTTCTTCAGAAATCTTGTAATTCTTTACTTGTTGCGTTTCTTCGCTTCCTGACTCAACCAACTCCGAGTCAGCCCCAACATCTCCACCTGCGTTATCGCTCCTACTTCCGACTTGAGTTCCACTTCCCCCTCTGGTGTCTGTATCAAGTCCTTCTCCTGCTTCTGAGGTAGATTCGCTTCCGCTTCTACTTCCCACTTCCGACTCATCTTGTTTTTCGGAGTCATCTTTCTCTCCTTTCTCTGATTTAAGTATAGCACTTTCTGGTTTCTTTTCAACTTTTTTTTCTTCTGCTGGAAATTCTTTTTCATGCTCTTCTTTTACTCTTGTCCAATCCTTATCTCCCCTTCTTATTTTTGGTTTGGTATCTCCAAAAACATTTGCTCCTTTCTCATCAATATCTTCGTTACCAAGACGCATTGCATTGTCTGCCATCTGTTCGCCTGTTAGTTTTGATCTAACTTCGTCTTTACTCAAATCTTCTTTTGTAAGCTTTTTCTTGCCCTCTTTAATAAACTTATCTAGTTCCTCTGTTGATACTTCTTCTGTTTTTAATTCTTCTTTGGCAGGAATACTTTTATCTTTAAAATATTGAGCCAAGTCATGCTCTGCTTTAGTTACTTTGAAATAAGTATCATTTATAGATAATACATAACCCTCAGTTTCTTTTTTCTCAGGAAAATACCCATCTGCAACCATTTCTTCTACAACTTCAAATCTTCTTCCTGAATAAGATTTCTTTTTGTCGGTGTCTTTAAAAGCTGAAGCATTTTTGATGACATTAACTCTAAGTATTTTATCTAATCCACCTCTTTTCATTGGTGTTAGTTCTGATGAATCAAGATAATCATTTAATGATTTATCTTTTATTCTTTTCTTCTCGTCTTTTTCAGCCTGTTCTTTATCTTCCTTGTCTCGGTATTCTTTATTAGCCTTATCTATACGAGAAGTAGTCTTAATATATTCTTCAGCTTCTTCTCTGGTGTCGTAAATACTATCTCCCATCCCTCGCTTGTCTCCCTCTTGAACAAGAAAAACATCTTTATCCTTTAATTTCGCTTCATATATTGAATATTTACCCTCTGCTTGAGTTTCTTTCTTCTCTTTCGCCTTATCCCTAGCCTTATTGATCGCTTTGGTTTCTTTGGTCTTGGCTTTGTCATCTTCTTTATCAAGGTATTTTTCTTTGTACTCATCAACTGTCATATCAAGTTGCTTGGCATTTGTTTCGATATTTGCTTTTGTTTGTACTTCGCCTACATGTACACCCTCTTCTTCAGCATCTATTCCTAAATCAACATTTTCTCCTGATATTTTAGGCTTTACCTCTGGTACTTTTGTCTTAACAGGTGCTTTTACATCACTCTTTACTTCAGGAGTTGGTTTCTTTACCTCAACACTCGGCTCTGCAGTTTTAACTTCGCCCTTAGTCATTTCCATCAACTTTTCAATCTGTTTGTCAACTGAACCTATTTGCTGCTCAGAAACATTAGCCTTTTCTTTGCTCGTAAGTTTCCTGCCAAGTTTTTTCTCTATCCTCTTATATTGCAAAACATCTTTTTCTGTTTGTCTTACTAGAACTTCTGATTCAATCGCTGCGTGTCTCTCTATATCACTAATCCCTTTTCCCTTTACAGGGGTTTCTGGTAATGTTCCAATAAGTTCCTGCGGACTCATAACTTTGCCATTAGGACTTTTCTTTGTACCTGCTATATACTTCTGCTGACTCCATATATCTCTGATCTGCGACACTATCTTATTAATAGTTGATGGGTTAGGGTCAATCTTATTCTGTATTAATATCCTCTCAATCTCTGTATCAAGGTTTTTACCATTATATTTTCCCATAACTTCTTTTGCCTGTACTTCCCATTCTGCATAAGTTTTAGCAGCTTTTCCCTTTAATACCTTACTGACTTCCGCTTTAAGGTACAAATCTCTTTCAGGGCCATGCACCAACTCCATAGCACCCCATAGAGCCCCATGCATTAAGGCTTCTTTCTGACTCGCTCCCTCTGTTAATGATGAAGCATATCCAAGACCTGCGGCTGCAAATATTCTTTGAGGATAACTTTTATTCCCACCAATAGCACCAAGAGCCGTTCCAAAGGCAGTATCTTTCACAATCATAGCCCCTCTTTTAACTGGATCAGCTTTCTGTGTTGCTACGGCATCAACTAACTCTGATATTGTTCGGTATGTTCCAAAAGTCGCTCCATTCATAACCATTCTTGCCATAATTGTCGGTGCAAGTTCGCCAAAAACTTTTGCTCCTACTGGCAAAGCGCCTACTTTTGCCGCAATAGAGCCAACTCCTGCCGCCATCAGAGCATCCCCTGTCAACATAAATGAGGTCAATCCACCTGCAAACCTACCTGCAGTGTATAACATTGGAAATTCTTTTGCTGCTTCTATCTCTGCTTCTCTCTCTGCCGCGTTCATCATCAACTGATTATGGAAAAATCCTCTTGCCGCACCCACGATAGGGATTGATGTTATCTTTCTTACTTGAATTACTTCTTCTTGATATTTATCATTAACTTCCACCGCATCCTTTTCTCCATACATTTTTTCCCATAATTTAGGATATTCTTTCTGAAACTGAGCATGTCGCTCTAAGTCTAGGTTTTCCCCTTTCTCATTAAACCAATCCCCAACCTTACGATATGTCTTATCTAATACCTTTAATCCATGTTTAAGCGGTGCTAAATAGTCTTTCTTCTCTGGTTCTACGATCCCTAGTTTCTCCGCACCACCTAAACTGCCATATCTACCTTTACTTTTCTGTTTAATGTCCTTAAACTGCCCATGGTTGTCCTCTAACTCAGAATATGGCATTGCCTCTGCTGTTCCCACTAAAAAGTTGTCTATGCCCTTAATAACCTTCCCAAACAACTCTCTAATAGTCTTAGTGCCTGGTAATCCATCAGGAACTAGACCTTTATTCTTCTGAAATTTTTGTACTTCTCCCTTAGTTTTATCCCCATACTTTCCATCTACTTCCAGATTACTTCCCTGCTCGTTCAATTTTTCCTGAATATCCGCAGTATATGCTTCTAAATTATCAATAATTCCTTGATTTCTATTTGTGAAATCCGCTTTTCCTTTTCGTCTTTTATCTGCACTTTCTTTCTTTAATGCCTTTATTAGGATAGCAGGGTCGCTAGTCTTTAATCCCTCGCCAAATCTATCCTCAAATCCGCCAGGAGAATATTGCATCTTCTTATTTGCCATAATATCTAAAAGAGGCTCTGCTGTTGTTTTATATATTCTGCCTGTTTCTTCTCTTCTTACATTGAAATCGTGGTCATGTTGAACTTTAGCGTCATCTTTGGTAGGATTGTGAGGGTCTTTAATGCCTAATTTCTTGGCTTCTGATTCATATTTCTTTGTATCTGTAATATAATGACCGCTACCTATAGTCTTATGCTTTTCCCCTGTGAGCCTTTTTGCTTTAGGTATATATCCTTCATCTGAAAGACTTCTTGCACGAATTGCGTCCAGGGAATAGTCTTTTTTGACTCTTTTTCCTGTTTTAGTGTTCTTTCCATCAACACCCATGCTAGATACTGCCAAGTCTGCGTATCGTGTCATCTTATCTCCCTGATTTCATTTGGTGTTCTACATATTCTGTGGCTTCTTTCTTTGACATTTTATCGTTTTTCATGTGAAACTTTATAGCATCTTCTGTTGTTCCTATGTTCTCAGGTAAGGCAGATGGTTCGCCAGGAAACTTTAATCCTGGGCTAAAATGGTCTCTTCGTGCTTTCAAAGCATCAAGTTCATCCCATTTAGTAGGCTGTATTTCATTTCCATCTTCATCTGTCAACCAATCATCATTCGCATCTGTGAATTTATCAAAAACATCTTCTCTACTCTTCTCCTTTAAACCATCATAGGTTTTCATATCCATCTTATCAGTTAGCTTAAAATAACCTGCTAAATGAGGTGCATGTTCCATTATAAATTCTTTTTGTTCTTTTGTTATCTTGCCATCTGTTCTTACTGCTTGTTCAGCAATTGAATTAATTATCTCTTCAGGTTTAGTTAAGACTTCGGTCTTTGGGCCTTTACGAGTCATCCTTATCTTTTCCTTAAAAGGCAACTCTCTGGTTCTTCCACCCTCTCCACCGCCTTTACCACTACCACCTTGATTGTTCTTTGCTGCTTGTGCCGCTCCACCCTCTGCTTCGCCTTTACCCATCCCTGCCCTACCCATTGCAGTTTGTGTCATTTCCCCTATTGGGTTTATGGCTTTATCCTTGCTTTTAAATAGGGATTCGGCTTGTTCCTCACCGGCACCGCCCTCTTGCGCCTTTTGAGCATTATAGTCATCCATTGCTGCCTGTTCAAAAGGGTCAAGATAGTCTTGCTTCCTCTTCCAATCTTCAAACTCGGCATCTTTGTATCTCTGCTCTTCGTTAAAGTTGTGATCCTCTACTTTGTTTATAAGCCTTGACAAGAATCCGCCTGACTTTTTCTTTTCCTGTTCCTTTACTATCAACTTATCTACCCCATCCATGTAATATTGGTCATTTTGTTTTGGAACACTTCTCACCTTAACCATAATTGTCTCCTCTTTAATTTTGCTGCTCCAATAGAAGCAAATCCCAAAAACATTGGTAAAAGCATTGCTTTTAAGATAGGTTTATCTGATACATATTCAGCTATTCGCTCTCCATGCTTCTTATAGAATTTATAAAACCATCTAGGAGATATTTTTTGAATATAATATCTTGCAGCTATTGTTTTAGGATGTTCCCAAGAGCCAAAGATTTCTTTAGCAACCCAACAAATACCCACTTCCATCTCACCTGCAGTAGTCATTTGGAAATTATGATCTTCGTAAGTTTTCTTGTTTTCTGTCCAAGGAGTGTAGAACTCTCCAAACGGATTGTAATTAGTTAATCCTTGTAACTGAGACATCCAATTATTCCTAGCATTTTCCCCTAATCTAGCTTTTTCCATACCCATATCAGCACCTATTTGACCCATTGTGTTACCCTCTTCTGCCGACATTTTTGCCATATTCTTTTCCATAGCACCAGAATCAGACATTCCTCTTTCAGCCGCAGATGCTTTAATCTTATCAACCGCACCTTTACTGGTAGGACTTCCCCAATAATACTGCTTAACTTTCTTCTGTGCTTGTGCAAATATATCAGCCCAATCAGGCTCAACCGCTCCATAATTATCCATACCGCCAAATTCTTGTAACTTTTCCCACCATAAACCTCTTGCTCCCTCGGCTTCTGCCCCTCTTGATTGTCCTGAAAACTCTGTTGGAGCAGTATATTGCATCTCCCTTGACTTTCCCCACTTACTTCCACCAGTTGCTTCTACTGAAGCAGACCCACCAATTTTACCACTATTGCCCTGAATCCTCATTGGCAATAAATTATTGATAAACTTAATAAACCCCATAGTTCCCCCCTTATTTTAATATTAACGCTGCTTCATCTTCTGTTAATCCTAAACCCATTAACTTAATTGTTAACTTAGGCAAAAGCATGTCTTTTTCATTTTTTTTATCTTTGTCTTTCTTTACTTTATCTTCTTTTGCTGTAATCTTTACTGTATTTAAAGAAAACTTCTTATTCTTTAATAAATACATATCATAGCTTTCTGTTAAATTATAAAAATATAAATTGTTAGGCAGTTTAACAACCTCTAAATCTTCTTGATTTATTGAGAAATTATCACTTTCGGACACCATAATGACTTCATTTGTGTTTATATCTTTTAACACAAATACTTCTGCCCTTGCAATCGTTACTGTAAATATTAATGTAAATAAAATAAATATCTTTTTCATATTTCTCCTTTGTTAGTTTCCTATTGCATGCCAACCAACGACTCTAGCATCTGGATGAAAGTTTCTTACTGTTAATGATGAACCACTTGCTTGATCGCAAGAAGCTGCTAATAATTGTCCTGCTTCTGTATGACTTGCCACACAAGAATAAGAGGAAGCGGAAGTAAAAGGCAAGTTGGTTATTGACACCGAACTTGACCCTGCAACACTTACCGAACCATACGCTATTTTTAGCTCTGATGTAATTTCTGTATAAGAACTTGAACTTGTTGCATAATTATAAATAGCTGTAATTATTGGTGTGCCGCTTGTGGCATCTGCTATTTTGTTCTGATCAATATTACTAGATGCGTCATTATAGAAACTTCCTATTTGAGCATAATAAGTCTCTGAATCTGGAGTGGTTGAATTAGTTGACATTTCTATCCTAAAATCAGCATCAGTTGTCAAATCCACAACCGCATAAATATAATATGTCGTACTACTAGCTTCCACACCTGTATCAAGATTTGCCCAAGTTACTGTTGTATCGCCTGTGTTCTTAACCATTAACCTTACTGATCCACTCGCATTTGATACAACAACCTCTCCTAATTCAACAGTATAAGAAGATTCGTCTACATAAACAATCTTTGCTCCTTCTCGGTAGTTAGAAAGCAATCTATCTAATGGGTCAACTATCTTCTGAAAACTATTTGCGTCAATATCAGCCGCCTGACTTGTTCCAAGAATAGTCTCTTCGCCTGTTCCACCTCTCCATTGATTAGCAGCAAAAACACTTGTAGCCATTAATAAGCAAATGCTCAAAGTAAATAGTAGGTTTCTTATTCTCATTTTTTTCTCCTTTTTAAGTTTTCATTATAAATGCTAGTGCGTAATATTTATCTCTATTCGTATGTGCTTCTGAAGCATCTGCTGCTGAACTTGTAGATGTTGCTTTATTACCATTATCAGTTATATTATCTGTACCAGCTATATTTGTAGAACTAGCTGTACCGTTACCTTTGACTGGAACAGTATGGGCATGAGCAGAAGTACCAGATTGTGATCCTGTTAATGTTACTTCGCTAACACCGCCAGTATCTCCAACATCATTTGTTCCACCGCTATCTGCATCTGCATGTAATACAAATCTATCAGTTAAATCTGGAGTATCGTTCTCGCCATCACAAATAACCCAACCATTAGGTATATCTTCAATCGCTCCTGACCACATGATTATTCCGCCTGTTGGGAAGGTCAGAGAATTAGACTTGGATGCTTTCCTCAGTTCTTCATTCAGAATAACCAAATTATCATCATCAAAGCCTGTTAAAACCTCTTCTGCCACTAAGGGTGTGCTAAAAAGAGTTGACATTAAAACAAATGTGCATATAATAGTCTTTGAGGTGGAACCATGAAAGAAAAAATTCCTAGGTCTAAAGAGTGGTGCAAAAAAATAAGTTTGGCAAAAAGAGGAAAACCTCTTCCGCCCTTCTCCGAAGAACATAGAAGAAAAATCGGACTTGCAAATAAAAGACGAAAGATGTCCGCAGAGGGAAAGTCTAAAATTAGTAAAGCCAACAAGGGAAAAATTCCTTGGAACTATGGCCTTCCTCAATCCAAAGAAGTCAAAGATAAAATAAGCAAATCTCTTTATGGGAGATTCAGAGGGAAACAAAGCCCTAACTGGTCTGGCGGAAGAAAAAAAGGAAGAAAATATATTTCTATTCTTTCCCCAAAACATCCTTTTTCTCATAAAAGTGGCTACATTTACGAACATAGGCTTGTTATGGAAAAGAAAATAGGTAGATACCTCAATTCGGCAGAAGTGGTTCATCATATTGATAGAAACACTTTTAATAATCATCCATCTAATCTTCAGCTTTTTTCTAATCAATTTAATCATGCGATATTTCACTCCTCTCTTAAATCTTAAACAAGCGGTTCTATGTCATAAACGACTAGAATCCTTTTAATGGTTATTGGGTTAAGACTTGATTCTTCTATTGTCATCTTAATATGTGTGCCTGAAAATGCTCCATTTGTGAAATATTCAACATAATATGCAGGATAATCAAACAGATCAATCGCAAAAGTGTCCGTATCGCCATCTAAGTTCTCAAAAGAAATGTTTAATGTTCCCTCTAATGGTGCATCCCAATCGTAATAAACATATATTTTACGAAGAGTTTTGATATATCCAGGTACAGAAAAATCTTCCCACCCTGTTTCCCATTCCATAGGAATAGTCTCTTCTTCTGTCGCTCCAACTGTGCTATATGTTATTCTGACAACATAGTTCTTATCTCTTACAAGGGTTGGAGTATATTCAACCTCGTTTGTGGTTAAAATTGTCCTGTACTGAACAACTGAGTCAGCAGTTACTGCAGAAATATCTGATCCGCTAGAAACATCAAATTCACTACTCCACCATGTTGCTGCAAGGCAATCTACCGTTGTTGCTCCTGCTCTAATATTAAAGGTAGCATCTCCACCTTGAACAGGGATTCGCTCACTCCAATAAATTTTATCAAAAGTGTTAGCATTTAAGGTTAAAAATTGAGAAGTATAATTTCCTGTCAGAACTTTCCTATCTATTATTCCTGTTAACGAGTCAACTGTTCCTACCAATTCATCAATAGTTCCTACCTGTGTTATCTCTAATATAGGACTTTCAGGGTCTCCACCAACAGAAGTCGGAATATATCTCATGCTATCCCAAGTTCCTGTGAAATCTCTGTGCCTTGAATGGGCTATTTCTTTTGTTGTTTCTAAATGAGCGAATATCTTGCCTGTAGTGGAAGAACCTGAATATAATGCTTCAATGTCAGTTCCACCATCAAAAATTTCAAAAGTATCTATATTTTGCAGGTCTATTGAAAAAGCCTTAGATACAAGGTCGTATATAAGAACCCTATTATTTGTACTTGAACCAGTAGCACTTGAAGTGTAAGCCATGAAATATTTGTTCTTATAATAAGCAGACCATACATTTTCTATGTTAGAGGGCTGAATATCTTTTATCTGAAAAGTTACATTATCTGAAATATATTGAGAATATTGACCTGTAAAATTATATATTCCGTCATTACCAAGATAAAATATCCCTGTTGCTGTGTTTGCAATAGAATAAGGTGCTTGGCAACCAATATGACTTACTGGTGCAGATACCGCCCAATCTTCTGATGGTGTCGCTCCTACTGTGTATATCTTAGAAATAGTATTATCTTTGAACACGATCAACTGACCTAACTGGTTCTTTATACCTGTAATTTCATCCCCATCATTCTTTCTTACATTAAAGGTTTCAGTTGAATCAAAATAATCATGCTTTTCTATCTCTGACCACCAAGTTCCTGATGGATTGCTTGAGTTATTTGAAAGGAAGAGCCTAGCCTTATGTAATAGCAAATACTTACCTTTTGGCGGTGTTTCAGCAAAGATAGTTATATTATCTACTGTCGGCATTGGATCTGTCCTTGCACCATCCGCATCCGAATCAGTTGTTGTCGTAGCTGTATTATTAGGTATTGTTCCTAAAGAATCGCCTACATCTGACACAAGTTTATAGGTAGAATCGCCATTTCCTGTGCGGTATATCTTTCTGCCAATAACATCTTCTCCAATATATGTCGTTGGTGCTATTGGAATCATTGTCAGGTCAACATCATTGTCTGTAAGAGTCAAAGTGTTAGATATTTGGTCAAAAAGAACCTCATAAGTTGATGTGTAGAAAGCTATTTTGTAAGAAATAACTCCTGTCGGACCTGCTCCTGAATCTGCGTCAGTTGCTAAAGCAGACCCTAAATATGTAGCAGAATCACTTGACCCATCATATTTAACAGGTTGATTTACTCCATCTGTTCCTATTGCTATATCATGCCAAGTTATCCATTGCCACTTATTGTCTCCTGACGAAACAGATAGTATGTCAGTACATACCTCTGTATCATCACACGATTCAATCGTTGTTCCATGGGTAGTAATGGTTTTCTTTGTTCCACCGCTACTATAAAATCTGTGAATACTTGTAGGTGTTTCAGAAGCATCAGTTGTGAAGGTAAGAAGTGTCTTTGACCTCTTTGTTAAAGCCTTATTGTGGGTATCTATTCTTACATTCTGAACAGTTACACCCTCATTAGATCCTAACCCAAAAGGTGTTGTCTTTGAGTTCAATCCACCGCTAAAATTATCCCAAAGGAATAACTGATCTTTTGCAGCTAATTGTGCATTAGCAGTTCCGCATAACAAAAATAGTGCCAATAAAATATTAAGAATAATACTTTTTCGGCTTGAGTTGTATAGACCGCATAGTTCCACGATTAATCTCCTTTTTCATCCACTCTATATATTCGTTATATTCAAGTTTAGCCGCAACTTTTTCATCCATCTTGGCTAGTTTTCCCTTGGCTCTATATATAAGATAAAGAACCATAGCATAATGAAATGGTGTCAAAGTTGTCAACTGGTTATATGGTGTTTCGTTATCTGAATCAAAATCATCAGGGAACAGCACACAATCAACTAAAACAGTTTTTATTGATATTGGTGGTTTCTCAAAGAATATAAAATTATTCCTCAACCAGTAATATTCAGGAGTACCATTTGAGTTAGATCGCCAAGTTGAATCCCTCTCGTTCTGCTCTGCTTTTGTGGTCAAATCTATTGGTTCGCCATCATAGACTACTCCGCCACCTGGCAAATCATCAATATCATAGAAATTTGGAATTTCAGCAGTAAGATTATAACTGCTAGACCCAATAACCGAACTAAAACTGCCCTCTCCCTTAATAAGCCTAGCCTTAATGCAAGTCTCCATGTTCCCCACTTTAAGCCAAGAATTTAAAGTTGTGTCAGCAATAACTCTTGATGTTATCTCAGGGTTTTCTTCCCTAAAGGCTTCAATTATCTCTGTTCTTGTCATGTTTTCCCCTTATTCAATTCCAATTTTTATCTTAACTACATCTGTGATAGATTGTTTGATGTTATCACCGCTATTTATAAAACTAACTAATTTATTAAAGTCGTTACTTGTTTCATCTTCAGGAGTTTCAGGGTCGTCAACTATATTCTGAAATAAAAACTTAACCTCACCAAGACCGTTACCATCTGCATCAAGTTTGCGATATGTTACTTCACAAGTCTCTGTGAATACTAAAAACTTAACTGTGTCTATTGCATACTTAACTACATCAGGTCGTACTTCTACTTTTTCAATATCTTCTGTTGCTGCGAATACTGGTACTGCAAGTAACATAATAAGTGCTAGTGATATTAATAATTTCTTCATTCTTTCTCCTTTAATTTTTGTATTCCATGAATCCCTGATAAAGACTTATCGTATTATTAGCATCAGAACTCGCCCATTCTGCTGTTAAGACTACGTCCATATTTGCAGTAGTATTCACTGTGGCAATACCTATGACTGCTTCTTCTACAGTACCAGAATCAGTTTCTATTAATAAATCAATATGTGCTGCTCTTTGTCCACTAGCACCAACTGTTCTTTGAGTTGCATTAGCATCTATATGCCAATGAGAATCTGCTGCAATAGCTTTTGTCCGAGGGTTAAGTGTTGCGATTATCGTTCCTGCTATCCCACCAACTCTAATTCTAAGCGTAACTTCATCTGTTGCGTTATTCCCAGTATTTTCTATTATTCCATCAGCATGGAATTTAAACATATTTCCAGCTTTTAAACTATTTGCTGCCATAGCACCAGTCCATAAGACTGTCTCGGTTGTTGTGGTGTTTACTGTAACAGTCGCTACTGCTACATCAGAAGTTCTATCTATGGCTCTTTGAGTGTCCATGTTAGTTAGATACATTCTATCTGCGTCAAACTCGAATGTTCCTGATATGGGTGTACCGAGTAAAGCACCGTTATCCACCACAGTTAAAGGGTCGTTCATCTTGATTACGCCTGAACCTACATCTATGACAGCATCTGTTTTATCGTGAGTAATACTTATCCATTCGTCATTGGCAGTATCTGGGTCAGTATCGCTATGTATGAATAATGTTGGGTCTGTTTGTACTGGATGGTCGTGGTCGTCAGTCCTATTGTCATCATTAGTTATTATTAATTGGTTACCACTTGCGTCTGGCAATGTTATTTGCATTTGGTCAGTAGCAGTATCTCCCCAATAACGCATGACGGTTGTTGACC